AGCACTCACAACTTTACCAAAGAAAGACTCAGGTTGTTCATTTCCAATATCTTCTTCTGGTTGACCAAGTTGTATTTGAGTAGGTAGTTCGATATGAGGTATCGACCCAAACACAATCGGAGTTTGAGAATGAATACCATCCATGAAGAATCCGAACACGAGTGCGTTTCTTTGTAACTTAGGCATCTTACCAATACCTGACACACCACCCTCGGTTGTTGGTATGATACACTGAGCCCACGGCAAATCATCTTCGGGTATATCGTGATTTGATGAACTATGAAGTCCATGAATACGAATCTTGACCCGACCCTCATATCCTGTTCTTGGAACTGTCTCTACCACAGTCGCAATGAACCATCGATTGTTGTCACCATAGTATTCTGATATCAGAGGCTTCACGGCAGTTTCTCCAATTTGCAGACATTCATTGCAACAACATGATTTGTTCCAGAGAATGTGTGACGAGTATCATATATAATGTGATTTCCTGAGAATCTCTTGTCTAGTAGTTCGTCTTTACCTGACCCATTCTGAATATCCGTATTATCATTTACGATTTCAAGGTTTACAATATCACCCACAGATGCTTTACTTACAATGAATCCTGCTCCATCAACCACGACATTCAACATGTTTTTATATAGATGAAACTTCAGTGAACGACTTTCAATCTTCTTTCGAAACTTGTTTTCATTAAATTCATCATGATAACTCTTTCGTGTTCCATATGTCCCACTTGATGTTACAGTGTGATACCTTCGTGACTCAAGCAAATCAATCTGTGTATCACCGACAACAAAGTCTCCGTCAAACACATTTTGATTTTTTCCTATTATACCATCTTTTTGTAATCTGTCAAGTGTTTTTCGAATACTATATGGTTGAGAAAAGATTTGACCTGTGTTTAAATTTGTGTTAGAGTATGACGCACTCACATTACCACTCTCTACTAATTGAAGTGAGTTTGCAAGTTTTGCAAGTTTGAGAGCCTTGATGCTGAAGGTCTTTTCTAATTCAGTTTGACTCTCCGCAACTGAAACATTTGATGGATTGAATGTGTAGGGTAGTTTGGTGTTAAATGCTTTTTGTGATAACATGATATCAAGATTACCAAGTCTAATATTGTTATCGTGCATTGAAGCATAACAAAAGAATGGTGAACCTGTTTCGGTTGTTGCTCTTTCAGTAAACCATTTCACGGCTTCAAGTGGTTGCATATTTGGTATGACACCTTTGATGTTGGTTTGAACAGGTCTTCTCTGTTGACCCTCTCCATCAAGTATATAAGATAAGTCAATATCTTTCTTTAGTTCTCTACCCAAAATCTTTTGAATAATAGTTTGAAGATTTCCTTTGAAGGATTTACTAATCTTTTTTGCTCTGCTGTGATATGCATGTTCATCAAGTAGAGTAAAGACATACAAACTTGATTTCGCATTCTCGTTTGCCTTTTGTTGTCTTTCGATACCTGTCATGATAAATGTTCTTTCAAAGACAGGTTCTAGATTTTCATCGGCTGATTCTAATACTATTCTTATTCTCTCTGTTCCCTGAAAACTCATCTTGTCAAAGATTGCTTTGTCATCAAGAATAGTCACAGTTCCAGTAAGATATGCTTTATCTAAGGACTCATAGATATTGAGTTCTGCTACACTCGTTCGAACATCTAAAGACCTAGCATCGAAACCACCAATTCTATCAGAAGTAATTAGGGCCTCAGCATATTTGAACTGTTGAGATTTGGTTGCACCTGTCATTAGAATCTCTGCTGGTGAAGTTTATTAAACTCTGATACAACCTGAGTCACCACACCAGGCCGAAGAACTATGATTTCTTTGAGTTCCTCATTTCGTGTTTCAAGTCTATCTCTAAATGTTATAGGTGTGAGTGTTGCGCCAGGATTATTAAAATCAAAAAGAGTTAGGTCTTGATACACAGCATTAGAATCTTCGTAGTGATGTATCGCATTGAATTGTAAAGTATCGGCAACAACCACTACACTTTGGAAGTTATTATCAGTATCACGATACTGAACACTTTCTCCAACAGTAAAACTATCTGTTGTTTCAATAATAATTTGACCAAAGTCAGGTCTCTTTGCAATCACCGCACCACTTGTGTTACTTTGTTGTCCTGTCACCACTTGTCCAATTGGAAACAAATTTGCAAAGTTTGTATTAGTCACAATTGTGCGATGTGGATATTTAGATTTCGCAATGTCTAATAATTCAAAATCAGGAAGTGGCCAACCAGATAAACGAATGTGGTCATTCAAGATATAAAATGTCCAATAGAAGTCTGTCGTTCCATACAATTTATATGAGAGTGTGTCAGGTCTCTCTCCTGAAACAATCGTATATTTGTTGTAAAGTGATACATTGTCTTTGAGTTGGTCAAGAATATCTGTATATGCTGTGAGATTATTGAATAGAACAGGACTTTCATTGTCTCCAAATCTATATCTAACATTCTCGAAATTTCGAAAATATTTTGTAGTCATTAGAATCCTTCTCCAATATCTTTTTTACTTAGAGTTCGTGTCTCTTGGAAACCAATCGTCATTTCAACTTCACTGAAGTTACCATCAGAGTGAAATGCTTGAGACGTGTTATTATAGTTGACATCGACATTTCTTAGATAACAAGGTTTGATTCGATGTGCGATTTCTTGTCCATCATACTCAACTTCGATTCTGAACTTATTAGGAAACTTATAACCAATAGATATTTTTGCACCACCAACTTCTGTTGTAATGTCTTCAGGATAAAGTTCTGACCTAAAGAAAGTGATGATTTCTTTTACTTCCTCGGCTTCACGAGCAGATGTGCATATAAACTTGAATGTAAAACTGAACTCACGCATGTTTACTGATTTGAAGAGAACACGAGTATTGGGATTACTGGTAACTCTTGCGGCAACCTTGACCGCCCCTGCTATCTCATCAGGAAGAGCAGCCGCAAGTTTTACAACACCAAGTGTTGCAACATCGGCTGCGCCTGAACCAGTAAGACCCTTTGCAAAAGTTCCAAGACCACCTTCAATCAAACCTTTGATTGCACCTGAACCACCTTTGAGTGCAGCCTCTGCACCTGCACCTGCACCACCGATATCCATATTTTCATAGTTGACACCATCACGATATTGTAATCCGATTGGAATATACATCTCACATACCTTATCGGTTTCAATCAAAGGTGATTGTCCTGTTATTGGAATGTTGACCGTTCCCTCAAATGCATCTTTCTCTATTCTACCTTCTTCGGCTGTTTGCTCTGCAGCCTTCTCAGCAAGACCCACAAACGTGTCTGTCAGATTTGAAAGGTCTGTCGCTGGGTCTTCAAGAACTGTAAAAACTAATCTACCTTTGTAGTCATCAGGATTATTAAGAGGATACTCAAGAACTTTTCTTTTCTTTGCCTCTACTGCACCTTGGGGTAATCTCTCTGGTTCTGCCATTTCTTTTCCTAATAAATAGAAGTGTTTTCTCTATTTATAGTGATTTGATGGCATATTCTGGAAGATATAAAGTAAAAAATCCCTCTAAGTATAAAGGTGACCATACAAACGTCATATATCGTTCTCTATGGGAGAAGTATGCATTCAAGTGGTGTGATGATAACTCAAATGTAGTTGAGTGGTCTTCTGAGGAAGTTATTATACCATATCTATATGAAGTTGACAAGAGATATCATCGATACTTCATGGATTTAAAAATTAAAACAAAAGATGGTAAGACATTTCTCGTTGAGATAAAACCAGACGGTCAGACAAAACCTCCGACAGGCCAGAGACGAACCAAACGATATATTAGTGAGGGAATGACTTTCGTAAAGAATATGAACAAATGGGAAGCCGCAAAGGAGTATGCACTTGACAGAGGATGGCATTTTGTGATATGGACAGAAAAGACCGAACCTTTGAAGTCTCTTATTCCTAAATCAAGCAAACCACTCAAACCATATTCAAGGAAAAAGAAATGAATAATTTCGATATTTGGATGATACGAGTAAAGGGTAACGAGGTCAGTGAAACATATGCTGAGATTTGTTCTAAGACATGGACAGATGCAGGGTTTGAAATTATTATATTTGATGCTATCACACCTGACGAAGTTCAATACTATCCACATATCAAGTGGGGGGAAAAACCAAACGAGGTTGAGAAGGCATGTTTTCTAAGTCATTATCTTTTATGGAGAGGTTGTGCAGATAAAAATCGTCCCATTCTTATTCTTGAACATGATGCATATCTCAAGAAACCTGAATATATCACACACAATCCTTATGTTGATATCACATACTTCGGTCAGCATTGTATGGAAGCAGTTATGTTTAATCCATCATATGCAAGATTTCTCTGTGATGTTGTAGAAAATAATCCTATAAATGGAGGGCCTTTTTCGTTATGTGAACATTTCATCGGTTTGAATTTTCGTAGTGACAAGAGAATACGAAATATGTCTAGATATGCACGCCCTTGTCTTCGTTATCTTGGCCCTGAAGCACCTGTCAGACATGCAATTATTCCTCGATTTGGTAGTATGATTGAACATAAGAAAAAGGGAAATATGCAAACATCTGATAGATTAGCATATGAACCAGAACTATTTGAAATTATTGATGCTTAAACTATATAAATAGACACATGAGTAACTTATTTCAAAGATTACAGATACAGGCATTTCGTGCAGGAATAAATCCACGCACCAAAGAAAGTCGTGAGTGGTTTCGTAATAAAGCAAGAAATCTGAGGTCAATCAATCGTCAAGAGTTGATGAAAGAAGAACCATTAAAAAGACGAGCGCAACTCAAAAGAGGTAGGGACACAATTGGAACAATGCAGATGTTCTTCTATGACCCGAAGACCAAAGACACATTACCATACTATGATAAGTTTCCTTTGATTATTGTGGTTGGGCCAGCAGAAGGTGGATTCTATGGATTGAATCTACACTATCTACCACCTGTTCTTCGTGCGAAGTTTCTTGACTCCTTGATGGACTTGCAATCCAGTAAGACAAGTGAAAACGCAAGATTTATAATCACATATCGTAAATTAAAAAGTATTGCGAAACTCAGATTTTTCAAACCATGTTTCAAACACTATCTCAATGCACATGTCAAGAGTAAGTTTAGTGAAGTCCCTGCACCTGAATGGGAGATTGCGACATTTCTTCCAACCGCACAATTCCGTAAGAGAAACTCTGCAAAGGTATTCTCAGACTCAAGAGAAATGATAAGAGACCGATAATGGCATTTAGAATTGACGACTTCAAATCAGAAATATCAAAAGCAGGCGGTATGGCAATGGGCAATCTGTTCCGTGTCATATTACCACCACTTCGTGATGACTCACGAGCAATGAACCTTTTGTGTAAGGCAGCGAGTCTCCCTGGCCGTCAGTTGACATCAACAGAGTATCAGAAAGGCATATATACATCCAAAATTGCATATGGTTATCTTGTTGATGATGTCACTTTGACTTTTCATCTGTTGAATGATTATAAAGTCAAGACTTATTTTGAACAGTGGCAGAAACTCGCAGTGAATGATGATACAGGAGAGATTGGATATTACAATGATTACACTCATCCAGTTCTCATTCAACAACTTAAAAAGGGTGTGTCCTTTCCTGTCAAAAAGAAAAAGATTTTTGACGCAGGAAAGATACCCTCATCTATTCGTGGTAGATTACCAAGACTTGGCCCTCTTGATTTTGCACAGGGCGAATTTGATTTGAATGCACTAACACCTGACCAAGTTGTTTATACTTGTGTGTTAGAGAAAGCATATCCTACAACAGTAAATGCTGTTGAGTTAAGTGATGAAGCACAACTACTTGAATTGTCCGTATCCTTGTCATATAAAAACTGGAAGGGACAAGCAACTTCAGCAGGGACTAATTTTATTGAAGGTCTCGCTGGTGAAATGATTAGAAAATTCCTATAGGAGAATATTATGGGTATATTACCTAAACTGAATGATACACCGAACTACACCATGACAGTTCCGTCTACAGGTGAAAATATTGGTTATCGACCATATCTGGTCAAAGAAGAAAAAGTTATGTTGATGGCAAATGAGACAGGTGACCAGAAACAAGTTATGGAAGCAATGGCGAATACCATTCGTGCTTGTTGTGATGAAAAGGTTGATGTTCCAACACTGACCACATTTGATGTTGAATACATGTTCACTCAGATTCGTGCAAAGTCTGTTGGTGAAACTGCTGAAGTGGACGCAAAGTGTCAAGCAATTGATTGTGAGCATCAAACAGGTGTTACAATCAATCTTACCGAAGCCGAAGTTGACATGAGTAAAGTGCCAGAAAGTAATATAGTTGAACTAACTGATACTATCTCTATGGAAGTTAGGTATCCAACTTACAAAAGTGTTTATGAAAACATATCAGAAGCGATTGATGATAAACAAGTTGATTTTGCTTTCACGATGATGGAGAGTTGTTTAGTTGCTGTTATCACAGAAGATGAAAGAATATTGATGGGTGAGGCAACTCCAAAAGAGAGAAAAGAATTTATTGATTCCATGACGAATCAACAATTCGAAAGTCTTAGTTCACATCTTAACAATATGCCCTCACTCGGTTTGAATATCACATGGGAATGTGAATCTTGTGGTCATAAGAATGAACATAAATTGGAGGGACTTCAAGATTTTTTTTCATAGGCCTCTCACATACAAGTCTTGAGGCGTATTATAAAATAAACTTTTCGTTGATGCAACATCATAAGTATTCGTTGACCGAAATTGATACTATGATACCTTGGGAGAGACAAATATATATTGCACTTCTAGAGCAATGGATAGAAGAAGAGAATCAAAGAATCAAAGAGCAAGAAAAGAAATATGGCTGATTTAAAAAAAGTAGTGCAAGAACTCAAAGAAAGTGGTAAACGGGCTGAAGAGTATCAACAGTCTATTGAAGGCTTTTTCATTGGTGAACAGGCCGCCCAAGAACGTAATGAAGCAAGGATGAACAAGGTTGCCAAAGCAGAGGCAGATAGATTTAAATTTTTTAAAGCAGTAGATGCTCAGACTGTAAAAGCGTTTGAGAACTTGGGAAGTTTTGCTCAGAGACAATACGATGCTACACTTGCTCAAGTTGAACTAATTGAAAAACAAAGAGCAGATGCCAAGGCAGATAAACTGAAAAACCTTGAGGCCTTGAGAGAGGCAAAAATAGGAGATAAAGCAGATGCCGCAAAGAAAGTAGTTGGAGACGATATAAAAGAACCTACTTTTCTTAATAAGATATTCAAACTTGCTTTAGGTATCTTCGGTGCGGCAGTATTCATAAAACTTATTCAAAACCTTGACAAAGTAAAAGCTTTTGCAAATGATAAACTTGTTCCTGCTTTAATATCTACATTTAATTTTTTAAAAGATATCTTAACTCCTTTATTTGAATTTATTTCAGATAATTTTTCAGGAGTCGTAACAGGTGTGGTAGTTGCCGCAGGGGCTGTGATTGGTGCTAAGATATTCATTAAACTTGCAAACCTTTTCAAGAAAATTAGATTTGCTTTATTATTGGTGCAATCAGGAGTGATTAGTCTAGTAGCAAATCTAATAGCCACTGGTAAGGCTCTTGGTGGTAAAATTCTTAAAGTTATGAAATTAGTAGTCTCAGCCGCCAATGGACTTCGAATATTCATGTTTACATCATTCTTACCAGCCATAGGTGGGTTTATTTCGGGTCTGATAGCAAGTTTTGCGGCTGTTCTTGTTCCACTTATTCCTCTTGTTGCGATTGCCTTGGGTATTGGGGCAGTTGTTGCTGGTATAGGTTTTGCTCTCACCAAACTCCGTGACGCACTTGGATTTGAATCTGTCTTTGATGTTCTTATGTTAGGTGTCATGCATCTCAAAGATGCGTTTGCACATATCGTTAATGGAGTAGGCAAAGTCGTAAATTTTGTTCTTGGTATTGTAGAAACACTTGGAAACTATATTCCTGGCGTTCCAAAGTTTGAACTACCTAGAATTGACGAGATGGCTACTGACTCTGCTGACCGATTCAGAGCAGAAAAAACAGGACAACCAATGGAAGGAGAGGGGTTACGGAAAGCACCAGAAGGTCTATCAGTTCGGCCGCAAAAAGCCGACCTACGAGCAAGAGCAGCGGCAGGAGACCCTAATGTAGTGGTTACACGAGGTGGAATGCTTGATGATGCACAAGCAGATGCCTTATCAAGTGGAAAGATGACTATGGGTGAAGTTCTTGCAATACAACAAAAACAACGACAAGACTTAGCATCACCTCAACCAGCCGGTGAAGCAAGTGTTGCGAATGCTGTTGTCAACGCACCAGTATCGACAACCAATGTCAATAACGCAACGACAGTGATGGACGCAGAGCCCGCAATCGATGGACTTGATAGATTTGCTATGGGTAGTGCATTCTAAAAAAAAGAGGGGCTAACCATGGCCCCTCACGAGTCTATTAAGCGACCAACCTGTTGTTAAAAGAAATTTTCAATAGTCTTTATTTTTTCATCCGCAGATGCAATCTTTTCAATCTCACCTTCGATAGCCCCGATAATATCAGGATGCTCTCCAATACCTACAGATTGTTTTAGATATACATCTACATTTGCTCTGGCGACTGCTATGTCACCTTCAAGTTTTTTTACAAGTGCGTCTAGTAACATACTATTCCTCGTTTGCTAGTTTTGCAAAATATGATAGTGTATCCTCGTCATCATCAGCAGTTACACTAATCTCTGGTTCTGGTGCATTTTTGATTACTTCTGGTTCAACTGTTTTGTAACCAATCGTCTCTGCGGTTTGTGTCAGAGAGTCATTTTTGACTGTTGCACCCTCACCTGTTGCTTCACCAAGAACTACATCAAGACGAGACTTTAACTCATCATATGTCTTGAATGTCTTCGGGTCAACAAACTCTGAGGTATCATATAAACTATTATATGTTGCTTCGAGTTTTGTTTCATCTGCATCAAAGAGTGCAGATTGTGGTTTAAATTCTGATTTATCGTAGTTGCGATATCCTGCAACATTTCGAATCTTCAGTTGGAAGTTTGCACCTGTCCAGAAATCATATGGATTGAGTGGTGTTTCGCCTGGAAATTCTGGTTGCATTTTATCCATGACTTTATCAAAGATTTTCTTACCAAAGTCATAGAGGAATACTTTACCCTCATTGATAGGATTGGCAGGGTCACTTACGACAAGAATGTTTGACACATAATGTAAACGTCTTTTCTGCGCCCTAGCAATATCTTTATCAGACTCGATACCAGAGTTCCAAAGACGTGAGTTATATTCACTCACAGGGTCTTTGTCATTGAGTGTTGTGAGAGACTTCTCAACATACCACTGACCAGTTTTACCTTTGAAGAAGTGGTCAAAGTAACGAACCCAAGGGAGTTCTTGACCTTCTGCGGCTGGTAGGAAACGAATCTCCGCATAACCATTACCTGCATCATCTACTGAAGGTTTCCAGAAACGAGTATCTTCATACTTGTTTTCTGTTTTCTTAACACCTGACATTTCTGCGGCGGCACTAGCAAGTTTGGACACATCTGTCCGATTGTTTTTCAAATTTGAAAATGACATATATTTTTCTCCGTATATTTGTGTATTGTATAATGTTTGTATTATATCATAACGAGTTTGTTTTGTCAAGGAAATTTAAATCCATCGCTTCAACTTCAATCTTTTGTTTGACTGCTGTATCGATGTATTTTTTAACATCCTCGAACTCTATGTTGTTGTCCTCACATAAATGGACAACCGCATCGATATAGGTCAATCGTTTTTCTTTAACGACATCCTCTATCATTCTTGTAAATCTTTTCTTTGAAAGAAAGACAGTTTTACTCTCGGCACTGTCTACACCGCCTTCAACAAAATCTAACTTCATACTGATTCACTAGCCGTAACAGTAGTATAATCAACGATTACAAGGTCAGAATTGTCAGAATCCCATAAGGGAATATTAGGTGTAGGAACTGAATATTTGGTATCATTTTTACTGATGACTCCAAAACCAGAAACAGCGTTTTCAAAAGCAGTTGCTTTATCACTATCAGAAGCAACACTATTCACTATTGTTGTAAGAGTATTTGTTACACCATTGTGTGTTATTTGTTGTGGTGTATTTTGATTTAAGTATTGGATATAATCCTCAATACTCTTATTGGTATATGAATTAAAATAACTCATCAATCCCATTCCTTTTTGGTTGCACGATAAACATCACCGTAATTTTCTTCAATAAAATTTTCTGTGTCACCCCAATATAGAATGTCACGATTATCATAATCACCTTCGAATAAATCTTCGGCAACTTTCTTACGATTATTTATACGTCTGCGATTGTTGTAATTTCGTTTCACAGTTTTCATTCTCCTATTTCTCATAACAATATCTCCTCAATAAAATTTGTATTCTCAATTCTTTCTTTTGCGATACCAAAGTAAGTATCGTCTAGTTCAATACCTATAAAATCTCTACCTAGAGACTTACAGGCAACACCAGTAGTACCAGTTCCCATGAATGGGTCAAGCACTAAACCATCATCTAACGCCTCTAAACAGTTTAACGCAATCTGTTCAGGCATAACCGCAATGTGGCCAGTGTCCTTTCTTCTACTAGTCGGCACACAATCCCAGACATCACTGAGACGTTTTTGATTATTAATTTGAGTCTTACTGTCTTTTGTCAACCAGTATACTCTTTCACTGAAAGGAAAGAATCTCATCTTATCACAGTTAGCACTCTTCTTCATATTCCAAGTGATTTCTTGTTTCAATATAAAGTCACTTTTGAATATCCACTCCAATGGATGTATCGCAACACCATTAAGTATTCTGACCTTGTGATTGTAGAAGAGACTACCAGTCGGTGAAAGTATTCCAAAACATTTGTCAAGAAACTCAATCTGCCATTTCTGATAATCTTCCTCACTCATATTGTTATTAGAGTAAGTGCCGTGTTTAGTGGTGTTACTACGCATATTTCCAATATTATATGGAGGGCTGGTAACAATGGCATCAACCACGACACCTGACTGTATCAGGTCATCCATAACATCAATACAGTCGCCTTGAATGAGTCTCATATCATAATCCTACTATCAGCAATACCAGTTAGAAACCAACTCGGAACATCACGATTTGTCCACTTTGCAAAACTTACCTTTTCATTGATGTAGTAGTTGCGATACGCATCTACAGGGTCTTCTCTTTTACAATACTCTGGCATTGCTTGTGCAAATTTAGTCAAATCTTTATTCGGAGCATTTTTTGGAATGTTCAATAGTGTCGAAGATAATCTAGTATCAGTTGCATGAAACTTTTTATATCGGTGTGTATATTCCTTACATGAGGAAAAATAGTGTTGATATAACCAAAAGTAATTTTCTCGTGATTCACGCACCCAAATATTTGATGGGTGATTGACATGAGACGCTTTGTAGAGTTGATTATCAAGTATCGGATGTCGCCATCGTTTAATCTTACGACCATTTGCGGTCTTGTCATAATACTCTTCACCATCAAGCACACGATGTGCAGTTGATAGTAATTGTGCATACTCGACAATCATTTTGACAACATGCTTATCGCACATCATTTCTGCAGCCTTGCGAGGGTCATTGTCTAAATGGAAGATATTCATTATAAACTCTCAATTTGTGTGAGAATGTCAGCGACACCTTGAAAAGTAAGATATCCCACAACATCATCAGTGATAGGTGTATCATAACACAGTTTACCATCTTTGTCAAGCACAGCAACTTCGAAAAGTCCCCTATCGAATCCATAAGTTGTGAGATTACAAACTACAGACGCACTATATCCGTTTCGAAACTTAAAGACGGTTTTGTAATTATTATCACGCTCCAACTGCATTGTAGTAACCCTCAGCCTTGACACGAAACATTGGTTTGTTCTCAAGTTGTGACACGATATAAAGTTCAGAACCAGTGAACCACGCACATGCATCACGCATATCATTCAGTTCGTTTACAAGAATGACTGTATCAATCGGGTCTTTCCAGTTGGACATACCATCGGTGAGAACATCAAACTTCTCTTTGAGAACGTCAATGCGTTCTTGTGTTGCGAATGTAAGTAATGTCTTTGACATTATGCATACTCTTCTTTGAAAGTTTTAATCTTGTGACCAACAACTACAAAAGTTGTGTCACCATCCATTTCTTTTACTAATTTAGAAGTATCAATAACTTCAGCAAGTTTGTCTTCTGCCTGTTTTTGGGCGGCATCCATAGTCAAACCTTCGAAACGTTTGGCTCCAATAGAACCATCAGCATAACGAACTTCTAAATCAGAAACATACATAAAAGTCATAACAAATCTCCTTATCAACTATACTAATTATTACATAATTCTTCGAATTTGTCAAGCAAAAACTGCTGATTTACTCGAAAATAATCTTGAAACGAAATAGACGCATCTTTAAATGCCTCACGCTCTTGACAGTTTCTATAATACATTTCAAGACAAAAGTCATTAAATTTAGATTCTCTACTCATATTTTCAACTCCCGAAATTGATAGAGAAACATCTCTGCGTCACGCAATTGTATGAACCCTTCGATATAAGGTTCTTGTCCAGATGGATAAACCTTGACCTCATACAGGCCACCTTTAGTCTTACCCAAAAATTCTGCCATAGTTTCGTTATGCATTTTACTCTCCATTACTGCATCATCAATCCAACCACACATTAAGCGGCTTCCTTAATAAATAACTTACTCATACCTTCATACACAATATTGAAAGCGTTTACTTCATAAATGTATTGGTCATAGAAATCGTCTTCAGTCATATAATCATCCAAGACATCTTCCCAAATTATGTTCATGTTTTCCAGACCTTTAAGAAGGTCGCCACAACCACAACCCGTAATGAGCGCAACCGCATCATCCCAAGACATATCCATTTTATAGTAATCAGAAATCTTAAACATTATATCATTACCGGCCAGTGACCGCATCCTCTCCAAATTCTTCAATCAAAGCATCATGTTCAGGAGTTCCTGCATAATACTCACAAAAACTATCGATACAGTGACCACTGATGTCATTCTCTTCACCACAGAAATCACACTCTCCGTAATCAAAATCAAATTCGTCCATAGTAAGTTCCTTTCTCTTGACTATACTTTACATTACCAAATCTAACACAGTTTGTCAAGGGTTTTTTTTCATATAAATAGAATAAAATGGAGATTAATATGGCAGACGATTTATTTGATTTTGGGTTTACTTTAGTTGATGAGAACGAACTTGATGCTGTTCAAACGGCGGTTGCGAGTGCAACAAGTGCATCTTCTACAGTTGAAGAAACTCAAGATAAACTCGATAAACTATATAATGCGATTCAACCACTATTGAATAATCTGAAAGCAAATCCAGAAAAAGAATATATAAAGTGGCCTAATCGAACAGAAAAGATTGAAAAGTTCGAAGACCACATTCAATCAATTTACTTAGGATAATTAAATGTTTCTAGTCAAACAACAGCCACGAGGGTATGACTCAAACACTAAAACTACCTTTGGGTCTTTCTATTCAGTTGCTTCTAAGATAGATATTTTTATTAAAATGAGAGAAAATCTCAAAGAGATTACCAAAAGAGATTATGGTTTCAATGGTATTGCATCTCTCATGAGTGATGGTTCGATTATTGATGGAGTAGTATCAGTCAATGGATATCAGAATATTCTTGTTGTGACATCATTTGAGGACTCATTATACCCTAGACTTATCACAGATGAAAGTCCAACAATAA